AAGCGAGTAAATTCCTTGACGAAAGGAAAGACTAATGGACAATAAATTAGAACTTTTAAGAAAATTATCCGTAATATTTGTAGATTGGGGGATGCAGAGAGACGATAAAGAATCTAGTGCTATGGCTGGAGCTAGAAGCGGTTATTTAGTTGCAGGACAAGAGATATATAGAATTCTTGAGTTTGGTGTTTCTCATATAGTAGAGGATGAAGGGCAAGATACAAATGGCAGATAAATTATTTTCTACTGAGCATGAGGTAGCCGTTCTATCAACCCTTCTAAAAAACCCAGATTTATACTACAATACTGGTGTTAGATACTTTATGATGTCAGCTATCCCTCATCAGGTTATCTATCAGGAGATAGAAGCCTTGGTAGAAAAACAACTGGTTCCAGATGTAAGCATGGTAGCAAGTTCATTGGAAAGCTCAGGAAATTTATCTAAAGTTGGTGGTAAAGATTATCTAGAATTCCTAGTAGCTCAGGAATATAAGGAAGAGAATCTAAAGAAATATTGTGATCTTCTAATAGCATCGTATAAAGGAAGAGTATTTGTATCAGCATCTACAAAAATAAAAGCAGACTCATTGACTTTAGATAATGTAGATGATGCAATAAGAGACTTCAAAAAGACTCTAGATACTCTTACAGAGACGTCTGGGGGCGGGGGAACAGTTCATATTGGTGATGGGATAAAGAAGTCTTTTGAGGACATAGTTTCTAGAACTGCTAATCCAGGAGTTAGAGGAAACTCTTGGGGTATAAAAGACATAGATGTTACTACAGGAGGGAAATCTCCAGGAGACTGGTGGATTATAGGTGGTCGTCCAAGTCAAGGAAAAACCGCTCTAATTTGTAATTCAATCCTGGCTGATGGAAGAGCAGGAGTACCAATATTATTCTTCGAGAAAGAAATGAATTATCAATCACTCGTAGAGAGATTAGTATCTGTAGACTCTGGAGTTCCTATTCAAAATATCAGACTAGGGATATTAGACAAGGGTCAGATAGGTCTGATTGGGGAATCAATGTCTAGAATTAGACAATACCCAATCTATATAGATACCTCATTCGGGTCTGATATTCATTACATAGAATCTACGATTTATAAATATAAATCTATGAAGTCAATAGAAGTAGTCTACGTGGATTACTTACAATTACTTGCCGAAAGGGATGATAACCAGACTAACGAATTGGGTAGAATTTCTAGAACTTTCAAGCTAGTGGCTAATGATCAGAGTATTTGTGTAATTGGGGTATCTCAATTAAATCGTGGAGTTGAGTCTAGAGACAATAAAAGACCCATGATGTCAGATTTGAGACAATCAGGTAATCTTGAAGAGGATGCAGACTTTGTTATAGGTTTGTATAGAGATGACTATTACAATAAAGAAACTAAATATAAAGACTTTCTGGAATTTATTATTTTGAAAGCAAGAAACGGGCCTGTTGGGACTATTAGCTTGAGATTCAATCCAGAGTCTAATTTTGTAGGGAGCAGATAATATGCCTAATAAGGCCAAGATAAAAGGGAGTCAATTCGAGAGAGATGCTGTAGACATCTTAAACAGGATTGTAAAGAATAGTAATTGGAGAAGAATTCCTGGGAGTGGCGCGATAGGAACATTTTTATCAGAGCCTTTACTAACTTCTGATATTAGGGGAAGAGTAGCATCAATGCTCAAGGAGTTCAAGGTAGAGGCAAAAGTAGGATATAACTCTTCTACGGATAAGGAAATAAAACAATTTACTTTGAAGAAGGAATGGTTAGATAAAGTAAGAAAAGAATCAGACGCAAGTTATGGAATACCCATGCTTATAGGTAAATTTTCAGGGGCTAGAGAGGGTGTAAAAGTGTTTGTAGTTCTGGATGTGGAAACCTTTGCTGATTTGATAAATAGAATTACAGATCTTTATGAAGAGGAAGAAAAATATGGAAAATCCGATTTGGGAAAAAGTTAGGACATTTTATAGTGATAATTTCGGTTTATCCGAGAATCTTGTGGATCTCATGGCATCTAGTGATATATTACTCATGTGTGTTTCCGGTTCCTCTAATGATAGTATCTCTAGACTTCTTAACGTGGACGAAGAGTCTGTCACAGAGGTTGTAAAACAGGTTTTGGAATTTGATGGGTGGGCTATAGACTTACCTCTAAATCCATATAGTATATTTACTGTGTTAGCCAATGATGGTAAGGTTTTATTTCGGCCATTTAGAGATGAAATAGTATTGGTATTTGGAACCCTGCTTTCAGAAGATTCTATTAAAACTATGTTTAGAATATGCAGAATCTACGATAAAATAGAGAGAAAACTAGAGAGAGACTGGAAATAACCCTTGACAAAACCAGGGTTTTATGGTATAATTACATTAAGAAAGGATTAAAATATGCAGGGTAAAGTAGAAGAAGTTCTTAAAGCCATACCAGATTTTGAAGATTTCATGAAATTATCAGAAGAAATTTCTAAATTAATGTATAAGAAGATGTCCCTAGAGTCTGAAATTAAAGAGTTAGAGTCCGCTGTATTCAGGAAAGTTACAAAAGACACAGACTTTTTCCAGAATGGAAGACCCCCATCTATGTCTTATATAGAACAGACATATAAATATACTGGACTTTCTAATGAGTTAATGCCAGTTAGGGATGACCTTGCTAAGGTAGTATCTGAGTTGGAAAGAAAGAAATTACAGATGGATATTTATAAAAGTATGATTGAAGTTTGGAGAACCCTTTCTAGCAATCAAAGAAGTGCATCAGTCTAATGAGTATATTCATATCGGCATCCATGCTGGAGGATTTTATCTCTTGTAATAGAAAGGTATATTACAGGATAAATCACCCTGAGTTAGCAATAAAAAATAAAGAGATGGTTATAGGGGATATAGTACACAAGGCCATAGAGAAGTACTCCAACGATGAAGAAGCCTGTTATGAATATTCAGAGAAAGAATTATCAACTAGACTTCCTAAAGATTATTCGTCAATAAAGTTCTCTAAGGATTGTCTTCAAAGTTTCTTTCATGTATTTAGAGAACAGTTACATGATAATGACAAAATAGAAGTTAGATTTAAATTACCTCACGGTAAAGACGTATTTATTGTTGGAAAGATGGATAGAATATCTAATGGAAATGTCTTCGACTGGAAGACGGCTAGAAGACCTCTAAGTAATCTATCTGGAAACATACAATTTATATTATATAATTGGGCATACAAGGAATTATATGGAAAAGAGCCGTATGGGGTTTACTATGCGGCATTAACTAATGGAGCATTAGTAAGATATAAGCATGACGAAGTAGCAGAGAAAGTCTTATTTTCAGAGGTCATTCCAGATGCTTTGGAAGTAATTAGAAGAGGGGATTATATTCATAATGGGATATTTAGAAAAGCTTGCTATAGATGTTCATACTCCGAAACATGCTTAAAGGAGTTATACGATGTCCTGGATAACCCAGCACTTGTTGAGGAATAAGGAATCAATATTATCTGAACCAGATTTAGACTCAGACGAGTACAATAATTTGCTGGTAATATTGGGAAAGATAAAAGAACTCTATAGAGAAGGATTTCTATCGGATATGGATTTATATATTATTGATTTAGTGTCTGATGGAAGGCCCATAAAAGATCTAGAGGAGTCCATAGATAAAAATAGAATTACATTATCCAAAACGTTTATTCAAATATGTAGTAGAATTTCCTATTTTCTAGGAGGGTACTTTACTGATGAGGGGTTCTTGGAAAATCTAAAGGCAAACTATAGATTGACTGATGAACAGATAGAGAAGCTTAGAGAATATATGTCAGGAAAATTCAAACACAAGCTTATGAAGAGGAAAATATAATAAATGAAAATAATTAATAGATTTACTAAAAGATGTAGACATCGCCACTCTATTGATAGCCATCCCCATTGTTTCATTAAGGAAACTGGTGAACCTATAGATAGAGACGCTCCAAAGCTACCAAAAATCCTTATCTTTGATATTGAAACCGCACCTTTACAAGCGTTCATATTTCAGAAAAGCGTTTGGGGCGGTAACGTTACAGATAGCCAAGTAATATCCGAGTGGTTCATGCTATGCTGGTCTGCTAAGTGGTTGTTCAATGATAATATAATGTCTGAGAGACTTACTGGAAAAGAGTCTGTGAATGAAAATGATGCGAGAATAGTCAAATCTTTGTGGACTCTTCTTGACCAGGCCGATATAGTTATTGCTCATAATGCCGCAGGATTTGATGTTCCTAATATGAACACTAGACTTATTGTAAATGGACTTCCACCAACTAGTCCTTATCAGATTATTGATACTAAGATAGTAGCTAAAAAGCAGTTCGGATTTACTCACAACAGTTTAAATGGTCTAGCTAAAATTGCTGGATTTGAACCAAAGATGGAAACAGACTTTGAATTGTGGAAACGATGTGTTAGGGGAGAAGACGAAGCCCTAGAGTACATGGAAAAATATAATAGGGGTGATGTTGAACTTCTAGAAAATATTTATCTGTGGTTGAGACCCTGGATTAAAGCACATCCTAATCTTGGTTTGTATGTAGAATCGACTGATCCCATATGTCCTAATTGTGGAAGCACAGATTTGAAGTGGATTACCGACAAGTTTTATTATACAACTACAAGTAAATTCCCTCTATATAGATGTGAGTGTGGATCATTTGGTAGACTAAGAAAGTCAGTCCTTCCAAAAGAAGTAAAGAAGAATTTAGTGTTAAGCTTAGGGAAATAATTAAAGGATAAAGGAGATATAAATGGCTGAATTAGATGTTGTAGGGAGAACGTTTGGTAGTAATACTGTGGCTGAGAGAACTGAGGAAGGCGACTGGAAGGTAACTGTCACTATGATTGAAAAGAGACTTGTCAAGGGTGGAGAATGGGAAGAGCGAGTTATATCTGCTTTCTGTGTAGACAGACACTTTGAAAACGCCTATCCAGTGTCTATGAATTCTGTACTAGAGCAGTTCGATGATCTTCTAAAGAAAACTGGTACGGATAGTATGTTTGAATCAGAGCCAGAAGGTTTGGAAATAGTTCTAGGAGATAAAGAGAGTTTATAATGAATAAAGATGTATCAGATATTATTGATAGTGAGGTGGAGTTTGCTAGGAAATGGGATGCTCTTCCTATATCAGAGAGGCCCCTAAAGGATTCTGAGAAACCAGTAGAATTCTGGCTTATGCATATTAGAAGATATTTGAGATCCGCTGAGGAGGATTGCTATGGAACTGATAAAACTCCGGCGCTTGAAAATATTCGTAAAATAGCGGCCCTTTGTGTTAGATGCATGGAGAATAATAATACTCCTAAAAGAGTTCTTAAAGAGAAAGAAGATTAATAATGGATGACAGCAGAGTCACTAAGCTAACAGTAACTAAAATTCCTCATTTGAATACTATAGTTATAAAGCAGAGAAATGGGCAACTATTTGTCTCGACTAGGGACTCTGTTGTGATTGATATTCCAGGACTTGCTTTCATAATAAAGTTTCTTGTAATGAATAATATAATTAGTTACAGAATACTAGAAGGGATTTTAGATGAGTATCACAGCTCTAGAGAGACCTAATCTTACACATACGCTTTGTTTCTTATTTTCTGGAAAAGCTGGGGTAGGGAAAACATATTGTAGTGATATACTACTAGAACTTCTTAAGAACAGTGGACTAAAGTCAGCTAAGTTTCCATTCGCTTATGGAGTAAAAGCTACAGCTACTTTTATGGGATGGGACGGGAAGAAAGATCTCAGAGGCAGGAGATTACTTCAAGTTATTGGTCAAGGAGGGAGAGCCTATAATCCTAACTTATGGGTTCATAGCACTTTCGTTAGAATAGAGGAATCTGTGGGTTATCCTTACGACGCTGTTCTAATAGATGACTGGAGATTTATAAACGAGTACGAGTATATAATGAGGGAACAACTCTTGTATAAACCAGTTAGAATAAGAGTCCTAGCTCCAGAAAGAGAAATTCTAAAAGGAACTCCAGAGTACGACGAGATTTCTGAAAAGAATTTAGATTGGTTTGAGTTTGATCACACCATTGAAAATACTTCTGATGGGCCAGATCATGTAAGAGACTTATTGAAAAGAATAATACATAACTATATTGCAGTAAAATCTTAATAAAGAATAATAATTCCAGATGCCCCAATTTAGGTTGGGGCGATTGGTATTTAAAATTGAAAGGAAATCGTATGAGTATTGTTTGTTGCAAGGTTTCTAAAAACATGATAGAAGTTGCATCTGATTCCATTTCCGTAAGAGGCTATACTCAATCAAAAGGTCAAAATATAAGATTAGCTAAACTAACCAAAGTTAATAATCTTATTATAGGAAGTGTCGGATTAGCACAAGAGTCTGTGTTGATGCAATTATTTTGTGAAACACACCAAATAAAGTCTCCAGATATAGACTCTATTTTGACATTTCTATCAGAATTTTCTGATTGGAAAAAGGGCAAGATAGATAATTCTAATATAGATAATAGCTATATATTTGTGCTTAAGGGAAAAGCTTTTGCCATTGGTGGTTATTTAGTAAGTGAAATTACTGACTACGAAGCAATAGGGGCAGGAATGGACTATGCTTTAGCGGCTATGTATTTAGGTCATGGAGTAAAAGACGCTGTAAAGGTTGCATGTGAGTTGTCAGTATATTGTGAAGAACCAGTAATTTACATGGTTGAGGATATATGAAAAGTCAGAGATGTTTCTATTGCGATAAGGATATAGAGGGAAGGCATTTCATGTATCCACTAGAGACTCCATATTGTAATCTATTTTTCCATAAGAGTTGTTTAGGATTTATGGGAAATTATGAGGAAATGGGAGTATATATAGCACAAAACATGAAAAAACTGTATAATTATTTAGAAAAACTGTCTCAGGATAGGAAGAAATAGGATATTATGGAAGAAAAAAGAAAGCAGAGTCCCGCCCAGATAAGGAACCTGGCTCAATATAAGCAACTAACCGACGAAGAGTTTGAGCTGATGTGGGAGGAGAAACAAAACTCAATCACTCAGTCCGAAGAATTCGATGATAGAATTGACCATAAAATAGAAGAGTTCTCAAAAGACTATGATATTGAAGACCTAAAGATTAATGATAGATACACTCTTAGGGCTTTTGTTCAGGCTGTTATAGCTCTAGAGGATTACGAAAGATTTCTTTATGATATTAGGTCTGAGGATATTAATCAAACCAATATCAATGTGGTAGACAGGGTTTCAAAGGTTATTTCTGATACTAGAAAGGATATTTCTAAGTTCCAGGAAGACCTTAACATTACTAGAAAGATTAGAAAGTCAGATAAAGAATCCTCAGTTATTAGTTATATAGATAACCTAAAAGAACAAGCTAGGCAATATTATGAATCAAAGATGAGTTATATATTTTGCGATAAGTGCCACATGCTTTTAGGTAATGTCTGGGTACAATATCCAGAGAATGATAACAAAATAATTCTAAAGTGCGGAAGAACTTTGGATGACGGTAGTATTTGTGATGGTAAAACTACCGTGACAACTAAAGAGCTTTTAGAAAGAAGGGGTACTAACAACGAGGAAATTATTCCAGAAAGTTTACTTTAAAGGAGATTCGATATGCCTACAAAAGTTAGAAAGACAAAGATCTCAAAGACCATGAGATCAATGAAAGGTGGTAAGAGTAAGGGAATGAAGAGCGGTGGGATGACTGGTATGAAGGGCGGAGCCAAGAAGATGAAGTCATTGCAAGGAAAAATGGGTTATTAGATGATAGAAGAGTTGCTGGAGTGCAGGGTTTGTAAAAGTAGCAGTTTAGTAGAGGTTCTAAATCTAGGAAATCTATATCCATCAGGGTTTTTGAAGCCAGATGAAGAACTAAAAGTAGGTATGAAAACACCTCTGGTTTTATGTAGGTGTGGTGATTGTGGGTTGGTTCAACTAAAACATACTGTAGAGTTAGATTTGATGTATAGACAATATTGGTATACATCCTCTTTAAACAAAAGTATGGTTTCATCCCTAAAAAATGTAGTTGATGACATTGAAAGCAGATTGGTTATTAATGACAATGATACGGTAGTAGATATTGGATGTAATGATGGAACTATGTTATCTATGTACTCTAATAAAAATATTTTTAAGGTTGGATATGACCCGGCCTTGAATTTGAGTAGAAAGTCAGACTATTATTTTATAAATAACTACTTCTCATCTGACAGTTATTTTGATATATGCGGGCATCTCAAAGCTAGGATTATTACTGCTATAGCTATGTTTTATGATCTACCAGACCCTCTAAAGTTTGTTAAAGATGTTGCATCAATCTTGCGTGACGATGGATTATTTGTAATTCAGTTTACAGATTTATTGTCAATGTTTAAAGTAACTGCTTTTGACAACATATGTCACGAACATTTAGAATATTATAGATTGGAAGACGTAGTTAGAATTTTAAATAAAGCTGGGTTAGATGCTATTGATGTTAGTTATAACGACGTAAATGGTGGAAGCTTAAGAGTTACAGCCGCTCACGAGGGGAGATTTCCTAGACGACGCTCAGTTGAGGAAACTCTTGTTGACGAAGCAAACTTTTTTAAATCAAATACATTTGATACATTCAAATCAAAAATAGATGCTACTATATTAAAGATGAGGGGTTTTCTAGACTGGTGCAAATTTCATAATCACAAGATAATTTTATTGGGAGCTAGTACAAAGGGTAATACTTTCTTACAGATTTGTGGAATAACTAATAAAGACATACCCTTTGCTGCTGAAGTTAATAAAGATAAATTCGGTCTTAGAACAGCCGGATCAGGCATAGAGATAATATCTGAAGAGGATGCTTTAATAAAACATCCTGATTATTTTATAGTACCCGTGTGGCATTTTAAACAATCTTTTTATAGCAATAAAAAAATATTGGACTATATGCTTTCTAATGGGAGGCTAGTATTTCCTTTACCAGAATTTGTTGTGGCTTATTTAGATTCTAATAATATCATTAAGGAAGTGAGAATTTAGCATGGACATATCTACAAAAAGTTTAGGTTTTCTTATAGACCAGCTTATAACTACAGACCTTAGATGTTGGGAAGCTCAAGAACAAATAATGAATGAATCTCTTTCTGATAGAGAAAGGTTGGACGCAGCTATAAGAGCCCAAGAGCAAAATGCTAAGAGATCTCAGTTAATGAAAGCCATTGACGATATGGTGGATCAAGGAGAGTTTTCTATGGGTGGAAATAAAACATATTATTCTTACTTTAAAGAAAAGAAATAATGAGTGTTTTATTTGTAAATCATAAACAACAAAATTGCGGTGTTTATGAATTTGGAAAAAGAGTTCATGATTTGGCAAAAAAATCATTTATAGTAAGTTATAACTATATTGAGGTTAACTCTAGATCTGAGTTTGATAAGACTTTAAATGAAGTTAACCCAAACGTTATATTATATAACTGGTATCCAGTTACGATGCCTTGGCTAACTGAGGATTTAGTGTCTAGCAGAAAATCATTTAAACACTTCTTTTTATTTCATGATGGAAATGTTAGACGTAATTTCGACAAGTATCTATTTTCTGGGGCTATTGGAAAAGACATAAATTTTCCTAAAGATAAGATTGAAATCTTGCCAAGACCTCTGTTTACTTATGATGGTACTTACTCTATAAATGATATTCCTACAATAGGTTCTTTTGGATTTGGTGGTTGGCAAAAAGGATTTACTAGTCTAGTTGAATTGGTTAACAAAGAGTTTGAAGAAGCTATTATTAATATTCAAATGCCGTTTGCTTATTTTGGGGATAGGTATGGAAAAGAGACTATAAAAATAGCTGAGGAATGTAGAAAATTAAACACAAATCCAAAAATTATATTAAATATACACCATGAATTTTTATCTAACGATGACGTACTAAAGTTCTTAGCAAATAACGATATAAATGTGTTTCTTTATAGAGCTGCAAATCAAGGTTTATCTAGCGTAATAGACTACGCTCTATCTGTTAGAAGACCTATAGCTATAACTAATGACACAATGTTTAAACATATTTTCAAAAAAGAAATCTCAGTTGATGATAGACCTCTAAAAGATATATTGATGGATGGGACTGCCCCCCTAGATAAGTTTTATACAAATTGGAATCCAGATAATTTTCATGAAAGAATGGATATGATTTATGGCGATAAATAGAATACTCACCAATATAGATAGAGATAATTATAAACTAACCGTAGACACGATGTTTAAACTTTGTCCAGAAATGATGGCGAGAAAAGTATCCCTTGCCAACGTACAACAGGCTTTTGTATTTGATAAAGTTACCGATTTTTATAAAGATGGGGATTCTATACTAAGTGTAGGATGTTTTGAAGATACGGCATACTGCTCTTTATTAGAATATGGGTACGAGGTTGTAGGAATTGATCCGGAAATAAATTATGATTTGCACACGTTTAGTGTAATTCATCCTACTAAATACAACATAATATTTTCTACATCCGTTATAGAGCATGTAAAAGATGATGAGCAATTTATAAACGATATATGTTATATGTTAGATAGTGGTGGGTACGGTATTTTGACTATGGATTTCAAGGATGAATACAAGGTTGGAGATCCTCTTCCATACAGCGATGTTAGGTTCTATACAAGATATGATTTAGAAACTAGATTGGTATCAATTCTAAATAAAAATCAGTGTGAATTATTAGACAAGCCCGACTGGTCTGGTAAAGATAACTTTACTTACCAAGGGCATCAGTACTCATTTGCCACCTTTGTATTTAGAAGGACAGTCCATGTATAATCAAGTTATATTCTATAATTCTTTTGGTGCTGGAGACATCTTTGAATCCAGAGAGTTTGTAAAACAATGTATGAAATTAGTTCCATCTAATAGTTATTATTATGCTCATGGAAAAAACCCAAGAATTCTTTTGGATATAGATGGACTACAGTATAAAGAGTTCACTCATCACATGGACTCCACCAAGTCCTGCTGGTATGATAATAATGGCAATTTATATATTAATACTTGGATAGGTAGAGATGGTAAATATGTTTTACCTGGAATTGGTTGTACCGTAGAAAAGCTCTACGATATGTATAATGATCTACTAGGAGTCTATTCTCTTGGAACATTATCGGGAAACCCTATAGACTATATACCTGACATAGATTATAGTTACTATAAAATAGACGCTGTTGATGACTTTATGAAAAGTCATCCAGAAGAAAAGATATTTATTGATAATGGGGTTGTTCAATCAAACCAGGCGTTTAACTTTCCTTTTCACAATATAATATACAAAGTTGCATCAAATAACAAAGATAAATGTTTTATAGTGTCTCAAGGATTGCCTATAGCTGTAGACAATGTATACCCAATGGATTATGTTGCTAGAAGTCAAGGGTGGGGATTTGACCTTAATGAATTATCCTACGCAAGCACCTTCTGCTCCACATTGATAGGAAGAAATTCTGGGCCTCATGTATTCTCTCAAGTCAAAATAAATGTAATGGATAAGTCCAAGAAACTTTTATCGTTTACATATGAAGCTCAGGGAGCATCTTTTGTTGTAAATACTGATGTAAAAATAAGAAGATATTGGTCTCCAGCAACTAAGGTAGAAGATGTTATACAAGAAATAGGAAGGATTTTATTGATATGAGAATAGGAATTGATTTGGATGGCACAGCTTGGGAACATAGAGAGTTTTTCATAGAAATTATAAAGGGTCTCAAACAGTTAGGCCATACAATTTGTATAATAACGGCCCACGTAAATCTTGCAAATTCTGATATGGAATTATGGAAAAAAAGAGGATTTCCTACAATAGATGAATACATATCTAAGGTGGCTGGGGAAGAAAGTATTCCATCAAGAGAGTGGAAATTAAGCGCGTCAAAACAACTTCATTTAGACTATATATTTGATGATTTTGATACTGGAGACGTTAGGTTAATAAAGATATGAGCAATAATTTATTTGCTATGTGTACGTTTGGGAACCTAGATTTTACTAAGTTAGCTCTAGAATCAATAAGTCAAACATCCGAAAATCAACTGGATTTCTTTGTTGTTGTAGGAAAACCAGATGACAAATCAACAATGTCGTGGCTAGAGTCTTACAGTATTCCTTATAAATATCATAATAAAAATATGGGGTTTCCGTACTCATTAAATGACATCTATGATTATGCATGGAAAGATAACGACTATGATAATTTGATTATTGCGGGAAATGATATAGTCGCTTATCCAAATTGTATAGACAGCTTGATAAATCTCGCAGAGAATTCAGAATATGAGGTGATAAGTGCTTTGCAATATGATGTAAAATCTCTTGTAGCAGAATACCCAGACACTAGAAAATATTTTGGTGGCAGTAATTATTTATTCACCAACTTTTCATCCAAACCTTGGGAGGTTTTTACAGACTACAACAAGGATTTATCAATAGCAGATATGAAACTATTTGATATACAAAACCTATGTCTATATAAGAAGTCAGTGTTTGATAAGATAGGATATACAGACGTTAATTTCTTTCCAGCCTACTTTGTAGATAATGATTACGCAAGAAGAATAGTCATATCCGGTATGAAATCTTGTACACTAACTAGTGCTAGATTCTTTCACTTCTGGAGTAGGACTATTCATCAAGAAAAGGGCGGGAGTAGTGATAAACATTTTAAGAATAATCAGTCCTATTATAGACTAAAGTGGGGAGGAGATTTTGGAAAAGAAACTCTAACCCCATCTATAAAAATAGATTCCAGATTATTAGAAGAGCAGGTTATAGATCATTGGAGAAAACCTTAATTGACCATTAGATTAAAGCCCACAAAAGAAGAGATGATGCTATATGAGATCATTAGACACCCAGTTTTTTGTTCAGAATTTATATATAATCTGGATAGAGTGAGTGGACTAGATGAGGAATTCGAGTTTACTTGGTATCAAAAGGAAGTTCTTTGTGACTTTCATGACCACGTTTCTGTATGTACGGCTCGTGCTACAGGAAAGACTGTATCACTATCCTCACTTATTATCTGGATGCTTATATTTAGGGTTTTCCCAGAAGATTATATTTTATATACTGTTCCAAGCAAGGTACATCTTGAGCCTGTTTTCACTAATCTAGTTAGGCAGTTCAGATCTAATTCATTTCTTAAAAACTTTCTAGATAAGGGATCAGGAATAAATAGCTCTGATTATAAAATAACTTTATTGAATCATTCATCTCTTCTATGTCGTATAGCTGGGCAATCTGGAACTGGGGCTAACTTGATTGGTTTGCATACCCCTATAATTCTAACTGATGAGGGAGGATATTTCCCAATTCAGGCATTTCAGGAAATGCAGCCATCTCTAAATGTGTGGACAACTGGACATAGAGAAATAGTGGCTGGAGTTCCTACAGGTCTTAGAGAAGGAAACGTTCTTTATATAGCAGACGCAGAGAACGATAATTATACTAAACATAGGGTATCGGCTTATGATAATCCTAGAGTTACTGCTGAGGATATAGAAAGGTTCAAGATTCAATATGGTGGAGAAGAAAATGATGACTTTATACATTACGTTCTAGGAGTACATGGAAAACCAGTATTTGCTTTATTCGATAGGAATTTAATGCAAATAGACCCATACCCCGTTATTAAGCTAGAAGTAGATGGCATAAAGTTTGGAGATAATCTTGAAGAGCTTATTACTAGAATAGCGGCCTTTCCTCAAATAAAGAGTAGGGAGTACGGAGTTCTCATGGGGGTGGATTTAGGTTATACAGAGCCCACAGCTATAACCATTGCTTATATAGATTTGAATGATTGTATAAGATTTCATGGTAGAATAAAGTTATCTAAAGTATCTTACCCAATTCAAGAGAAGATAATAGATCTTTTAGATACAAAATTTAATCCTCAAATAATAGGTATGGATGAAGGAAATGCTGGTAAATCCGTTAGACAACATCTTCTTCAAGATAAAGAGTATCTAAGCAAAGACTATGAAAAACGAATCGTACAAATAGATTTTTCATCTTGGCTAGTTCTAGGAATAGGTGCTGATGGAAATGAGGTGAAGTCAAAAACTAAACCCTTTGTAACATCAGTATTGCAAGATTATTCTAATAATCACAAGGTCATTTACTCTACTATGGACATGGATATGGTGTCCGAACTAGAGAGAATGACTTATAGTAAAAGTCCTAATGGGGAAATTACTTATAGAACGTTAACAGATAAGGGTGGAAAACGTGGTGAAGATCACTTCACATCGGCCCTACTATGTTTAGTAGGAGCATATCATCTAACAAATGGAATGGCTGTAGTAGAGAAGAAAACTCTACTAAGACCTACCTGGATATATTAAAATATGACAAACAAGAAAGAAATTAAAAGTAAAGTAGAACTTCCTACAAGACTACTATCAAAAGCTGAGTCTTCTTATACAGCTAAGGCAGCTAGCACTAATGTATGGAAGGATGCAAAAACCTTTTCTACTAAGGTTGTAGATAAAGATGCCTATAATGAGTTAGTAATTCTGTGCAGATTTTTCTACAAAACAGAACCTATAGTGTCTACAGTTATCAACAAATTAGTCGAAATAGGCATTAATGATATAATTATCTCTAAGGATGGGTTGTCAGACAATGAGTTCAGGGTCTTTATGGCTCTAAAACCTAGGTTACTAGAGTTTGCTGAGACAATGGCCCAGGAATTACTGTTGTCTGGACTAGTCGTACCAGAAATAGGATATGGCCCAGTAGATAAAGAAGAGATTTTTGAATTAGGAATCAAGAAATATAATAGACTTATATTTCCTGTCAGTATGTGGGTTAGAGATCCAAAATCAATCAGAATAAACTCATCTTTAATGACAGATACTCCATCATATTATGTTATGATACCTGATGAAATTATCTACTTTATAAAGAATAATGGTAAGTATAGTGATGGAACTGAAGATAAAGATTTGTTTGATAAACTAAAGACTTACTATCCAGACTTTGTAAAGAAAGTACAAGCAGGGGAAACTCAATTTCTAATTGAGAATAAGCTTATAGTTAGAAGAAAATACCTATCAGATAACCCATACCCAATTCCATATATAGCCCCAGCTCTAGATGCTCTTCAGCATAAGAGAAGAATGAGACGCATGGACTACTCTATTATGGATAAGGTTATTAGTGCTATTATGCATATAAAGGTGGGATCAGATGACTTCCCAGTAACTGATACAGAGGAAGATCAGGCGGTATTTACCGATCTTAGAAATCAGTTAGCTTTTAGATTTCAGACGGATGAAAATCTAGAGAGAATCTTTCAGTTAATTACTAACCATACTGTAGACATTTCGTGGGTGTTTCCTGATATGGGCCTTCTAACGAAAGAAGGTAGGTATGTAGATATAAACGAAGAGATTCTATTTGGCTTAGGATTTCCTAGAGTTTTGATTACAGGTGAGGCAGCTAAGACTGGAACATCAGATCCAGAAATAGCCATTCTTTCTCCTATAAAGACTATGGAAGCTATTAGAAGAAAGCTGCTTAAGATTATAAAGGATATTTGTAGAACGGTGGCTGAAGAGAATAGCTTCAAAGCCCCTTCCGTAAAGTTCAAAGCTTTGAATTTACATTCATTTGTTAATTTCATGGCGGCACTAGAGAAGCTTTACAATATTTCTGGAGTAAGTAGAACCGAAGTTGCTGAGTATTTGGGATATGATTTTGCTGAACAAGCAGATAAGCTAGAGGAAGAGAACGTACTAATCGAGGAGAAGGGTCTATCTGCTTTTGGTCAA